CAAGCAGCAATTCCTATGCTTGTTACGAATCACACATATGATGTGATTGGATCCTATGTGCCAATGAAAGAAATGGGTGGTGGTGCTGGACTAAAGTATGCAGCATCTACTATAATATATTTGAGTAAATCCAAAGAGAAAGAAGGCACAGACTTGGTGGGTAACATCATTAAGTGTGAAGCAAAGAAATCTCGACTATCCAAAGAGGGTGCTAAAGTTGCAACTAGATTATATTTTGATGAACGTGGACTGGACAAGTACTATGGACTCCTTGAACTTGGTGAAAAGTACAACGTATTTAAGAGGGTGGGAAACCGTATCGCCATTGGTGGTAGTAATGTTTACCCTAAGTCTATACTCAGTGATCCTGAAAGATATTTCACAGACGAAGTAATGGCTAAACTAGAAGAAGCAGCACGTACTGAATATAGTTATGGCAACTGAAAGGATTGAAGATACTATCCTTCGTAATTTGTTCTGTAATGAACAATACTATCGCAAGGTAGTACCACATCTTGATGGCGAATATTTCCAAGATCCTATTGAAAAGATTCTTTTTGAGGAGATCTTAGATTTCTCTGGTAAGTATGATAAGGTTCCTACAAAAGAAGTTCTTAGAATTAATTTGGGTAATAGATCTGATCTTACAGAAGAGACTTATAAATCTACATCTGCTAAGTTAGAAACTTATACTGATGAATGGATAGACTTTGATTGGTTAGTTGATTCTACTGAGAAGTGGTGTCAAGACCGAGCAATTTATAATGCACTTCTTAAGTCTGTTAAGATTGCTGACGGTAATGACGAGAAGTTATCTAAGGATGCTATCCCCACAATACTACAGGAAGCTTTAGGTGTTACATTTGATGAACATATTGGTCATGATTATATCGAGTCTGCTGATGATAGATATGAGTTCTATCATAGAGAGGAGGAGAAGATACCGTTTGACTTAGAGAAGTTTAACTACATTACTAAGGGTGGTCTTCCTAACAAGACTCTCAATATAGCATTGGCTGGTACAGGTGTTGGTAAGTCTCTATTCATGTGTCACATGGCTAGTGCTTGCTTGCTTCAAAGTAAGAATGTTCTCTATATTACAATGGAGATGTCTGAGGAGAAGATTGCAGAACGTGTTGATGCTAATTGTTTGAACCTTAGTATTAAAGATATTGGTGACCTTCCACAGGTTATGTTTAAATCTAAGATTGCAGATCTACAGAAGAAAACTACTGGTAAAATTATTGTTAAGGAGTACCCAACTGCTTCAGCACATGCTGGTCATTTCAGAGCACTTCTTAATGAATTGAAGTTGAAAAAATCATTCATACCTGATATAATATTCATAGACTACCTTAACATCTGTGCTAGTTCCAGATACAAAGGACACATCGTTAATTCTTATACTTATGTTAAAGCGATTGCGGAAGAGCTTCGGGGTCTTGCTGTCGAATTTGATTTACCAATCGTCAGTGCTACTCAAACTACTCGTTCTGGTTTCGGGTCTAGTGATCCTGACCTTACTGACACGTCAGAATCCTTTGGACTCCCTGCTACTGCTGACCTTATGTTCGCTCTCATTTCTAGCGAGGAGTTGGAAGCAGAAGGTAGATTAAAAATAAAACAGTTAAAGAATAGGTACAATGATCCTACCTCTAATAGGTCATTTAATGTTGGTATAGATAGAGCAAAGATGAAGTTGTTTGATGTAGCAGATTCAACTAGTGCAGTCTATGACGCACAACAAGATGATGATGCTACTGATGCATACGACACAGTAAAACAAAACCAAGCCCGCCTTAGTAAATTCGCTGAATGGAATGTTTAAACATGGAGATCAGGTTGAATTCAATGGAGAGAAGGGGTTCGTTAACTTCTTCGATAAGACTTGCCCCTACTTCACACTATGTGTGAGGCAATGGGATGATCCAGGTAAGATGCATGGTGTAAGTCAATGCAATGTTCTAGTCTATCGAAAAGACTGGAAGAATGTAAAGAGACTAGATCCACCTTCTACCGACACATACAAATCACAAGAACATCGTTATTCAGATCCGTAATGACACAACAAGTTGACTATGATAAGTACCTAGAGTTTGTCGATGGTACTACAAGTAACCCATCTAAAAATACAGATGAGTTTATTAAAAGAATTAGAGACCTAGAAGAGAAGGGAGTTGATGTCCCTAGACTTCTTACTGCTGCTGTTGGTATCAGTGCAGAAGGTGGAGAGTTCACAGAGATAGTAAAGAAGATTGCCTTTCAGGGTAAAGAACTTACTGAAGATACTAAGACCCATATGGTCAAAGAATTGGGTGATGTATTTTGGTATATTGCCCAAGCATGTAATGCATTAGATTTAGACTTCAAGACTATCGTAGTTACTAACATGATCAAGTTAGCAGCAAGATATCCTGGTGGTGAGTTTGATGTGTTCAATTCAGAAAACAGAGCAGAAGGAGACATATAATGCACATCATTACATTAATTGCAATTGTTGTTATAGCATCATCAATAATTGTATTGAAGGTATACAACCCTCATTGATCTAAATATACCTAGACACTAGGTTGTAATGGCTCAGAACGTATCTTGGAAGAAACTAGGACAGGTCAACCCTAAAGGTGACTTGTATCTTCTAGTGGTTTTTGATGCTATTCACACACGTAGGGAGTTAGAAGTTGAGAGTTATGGTAAAGCTTTACTGACTGCTCCTAAAGAAATGTTAGATGATATGGAAGATGTCTTTAATGGAGATCTTCCATTTGATTCTGTTGCTAAGACAGATTCGTTTAAGAATAGATGGGAGGGAATTAAAGGTGCTGTGTTAGATGTAAGAAAGATAGGTAAGACAAAACCTTTAGGTAAGATAGGACTAACAAAGATTGTAAAGACAACAGAGTTTGGAAGTAATACAGGATCAGGTGCTGGAGCAAAAGCAACAGAGATGTTTGAGAGTGCTACTGCTTGGATGACTGCACTTGCTTATAAGAATAAAGGTATACCTTCAGACTATGTGTTACAGGCAGATGATTTTAACCAAGTCAAAGATATAGTAGATACAACTGCAACGATGGATGCTTCGTTTAAGTTTCTGAATAACAATGCAGATTGGATGACCTCTACTATTAAGACAGCAAATATATTATACGAAGCTAAAGAGTTTAAGAATACTGCTTTCCATTTCTACAGAGGAAAACAGATTGTAAATCTAATTGAAAAACATTTTAAACAAATTAATAAGGATGCAGGTAGACCATTCTCCAACATAAACAAATGGACACCTGCTGATATGTACATGGGAGTACCTAATATTGATAAGACTCTGATTACAGATGCTGTAAACTTTCCTGATATCAATAATAGGATGGAGAAACTTCTTAAAGATAAGCAATTGATTGGTGTATCTTTAAAGAGAATTACTAGTACTGTTGGTGGTATATCAAAGAAGAACTTTTCAGATGGACCACCAAAACAACAACGAAAATTTACAGGTGTAACCGCAAAGAGTTTGTTTGGTTCTATGGATGTATATTTTACAGCATCACCTGATAAGATAACAATTCAGTTTCGTGCTACTGATACTGCTGGTAAGACTTGGCAAGGTGAAGTATTGCAGGGTAAAGAAGCAAAGCATGGTAAGATAGGTGGTGGTGTTTTGGATAATGTTTTAAGGAAAGTCTTGGGTAACAGTAATGGATTGTTTGCAAGAGCAGGTTATTCAAAGACATCTGCAGTAGCATCTGCAGCAAATAATTTAGACTCTAAAATTCTTACCTTAGCAGAAGCAAACAAAGATATGTTTACTGATACAGAAGATATAACATTAGTTAAGATATCTAATATGCCTCCAAAGTGGAAGTTCGCTAAGTATCTTGGTCTACTTCTAGCTGATATTATGAGAACTGCAAATGATACTGATGCAAATGATATTGCTACAAAGTTGTATCTCTATGCTACATCAGAATCTGATGAGTCTGCACCATACATTAAAGTTTCCTAATGGCTAACATAACACAGTTAAAACACTTAGAACATCTGGAAGATGAGATGCTTAACTATGGAGTTAAGGGTTGTGAAGCTGCTGTTAGTTTCCTACAGGAACTAAGGAAGATGATGGGATGTGATAACAGTACAGGTTTCATGCAAACTAAATGGGATGGTGCTCCTTCTATCATATGTGGTAAGGATCCTGCTAATGGACATTTCTTTGTAGGAACTAAGTCAGTATTCAACAAAGAGAATCCTAAGATATGTTATGGTCACGATCAAATAGATGAATGGTATAGTACTCAAGGTAATCTAGCTGCTGGTTTGAAACTTGCTTTAGATCATTTCTCTCAGTTAGGTATTGATGGTGTGATACAAGGAGATTTCTTATTCACTGCTGCTACTAGAAAGACAGAAACTATACATGGTGAGAAGTTATATACCTTTACACCTAACACCATAACATATGGTATACCTGTTGATCATCCATTAGGAAAGCAGGTGGGAGCAGCAAAAGTTGGTGTGGTATTTCATACTCACTATGCTGGTGAGAAAGAAGGATGGGATATTTCAAGCATGACTGCACGTGCAGGTGCTAAGGTTAAGTCCAGTAAGGATGTTGTTTGTATACAGAATGATACTCCTATGGATAAGGTAGGTTTGAATCATGCAGAGGAAGTTAAGTTTGATAGCATGGTTACTTGCATCAAACAGAACTGTATGAAGTGTGGTGATTTCTTAGATGAGTTGGTACTACTTAAAGGTACTACTGGTGATGCTAAGTGGCATGTTTCTTCATACCTCAAACAGTTCTTTAATGATCAGATTAAAAAGCAGAAGACTATATCAAATCCAACTCAAGCACTTGAGGACTTGACTAACTTCTATCACAGTAAGGTTAAACCTGCTGCTGATAAATTGAAGACACCTGCTGCACAGGTGCAGAAGAAGACATTGATCTATGATAGTGAGAACTATCTTATGAACAATGCTGATAAGTTTAAAGCAATGCTACATCTCTACAAAGAGATACAAGAGATTAAACAATTTGTTATTGATAAACTAGATCACTTAGAAAAATTCAAGACATTTGTTCAGACTGATAATGGTTATAAGGTGACTACTCCTGAAGGTTATGTTCTACATAAGGATGGAGACATGATTAAGTTTGTGAACCGTCTTGAGTTCTCCTACAATAACTTTACTGTTGCAAAGAAATGGCGTTAGAAACCAAACGATGCTACTTCACATTTGGTAGGTTTCAACCACCCACCACAGGACACAAAGATAACTTTGCTGGTGTAAAGCGTACTGCTAGTGTAGATGATTATCGTATTTACATTTCACAGACAGTAGATAAGAAAGGAAACAATCCTTTACCACCAGATAGAAAACTGTTCTGGATGAACAAGATGTTCCCTGAACATAAGGGTAAGATTCATAGTGGTCCTAGAGATCCAGTAAAGGTACTACAGGACATTATGATGGCTGGATATGATGAGGTTATAATGCTTGTAGGATCTGATCGTGTTGGTGCTATGCAGTTCTTGCATAAATATAATGGTACGGACTTTAAATTTCGTAAAATTGATATAGTTTCTTCTGGTAGCAGAGATGCAGATGGTGATACATTTGCTGTATCTGGTACAAAAATGAGAAGAGCAGCATTTGCTTCGGACTTTGCTGCATTTCGTAAGGGGATACCTACTAAATTAAATGACAATGATTGTCGTAGTCTCATGAATGAGATAAAAGCAAACTTACCAGCTAATTTTAAATGAAATCATACTCTGAATTCTTATCTGAAGCAAAGAAGAAAGGACTGTGGGACAACATACATGCTAAAAGAAAGCGTGGTGAACCTAAAGCAAGTAAAGGTGATAAGGATTATCCTAAGACCCTTAATGTAGAAGCTGCTTGGCAAAGGAAAGAAGGTAAGAGCAAAACTGGAGGACTCAACGAGAAAGGACGTAAGTCTTATGAACGTGAGAATCCTGGTAGTG